CACTGTGTCGTGACCAATAATCTTCAAACTATCAATAAAGTAGGCCATCGGGCGGTTTTGATTGTAGCCTATGACGAGAACAAAGTTCTTTCGGTTTACGCTTACGAGTCTGAAAACGAAGGAATAATTAAGGTTGAAAAGGGAAAACAAATAAGTATCCCTGTTTTTGGTACAATTTGGAACTATACGCCTGTGGACGGTGAATTTAATTAAAATGATTACTCCAAAGCAACGGCTGTGGTATAATTTACGTTGGCAGTTAAGTACGTTAGTTTTAGCTCCTGTAATGGCGTGGCTTGCAGGCTGGAACCCTTGGATAGTGGCTGCAATAGCAAACTTGATAGGAGCAAATATTTTTATTTATGTTGACGAAATAATCTTTAATAAAAAATGGAGCAAACAGCGTTTTTTGAGTTTATTAAACAGTGTCATCTCAAGGAAGAAGAAATTACAAGAAAGAAAAATGGAGATTATTCGCCCCAGTCTGACGCCTTATCCAATTTCAGAAGATATGGGGAAAACCAGTTGCTGTCACGAATCTGGGAGAAGTTTCAACGCTTGGAGAATATAATTGAAAGCGGGAAGATCAATTGTGATGATGAGCAGTTTGAAGATACGGTTTTCGATCTCTCAAATTACTGCCACTTGTTGTTAGCTTACGTTAAGGAAAAAAAAGAACACCCTGTTTAAGTAGGGTGCGTGAATAAATCACTGGTAATGATTTATTACTACGAGCAATATACTCGCTTTTGTAAACTGTCAATAGCATTGTAACATACTCTGGCAAGTGTGTCAATAGAAACTCGCTTCATTGCGGGTTTCTATTTTATTATTATAGGGAGATTTCGGTTACGATCCGAATCCCTAAGTGCCACAAACTTAGGTGCTACCATTACACCAATCCCCCTGTAATCAGATGGTAAGCTCTAACTCTTTTAGCTTCTCAGTAAAAACAACTATAACTTGTTTAATATCTTCGTAAGAGTAAACCCTAGTGTTGGCGTCAAGTAATAAGGCCTTCATTCCATCTATCCCTAGTAGTTCAGTCATTTTCATTGCGTATACAGCTCCGTTGCCATTAAGAAAGATATTGCATCTGGCGCACTGAGGCTTTAGATTCAAGAGAGAATAATCCAATCTTCCATGAAACAAGTGCCCGGCGTGCATTTCTTTCCAGTGCTTTCTGCACCCACAAGTGAAGCAAGTTTGCATACCGTTACTGTCTGCTCCACATCTGCGGACGTATTCGCTTACAAGTTTCCAAGCAATCTTTTTAAGGACAGGGAGAGATTTTTGTCTTTTCTCAATCCTAATCTTTTTTCTTTCTTTAATCTTTAATACCTGCCTGATATGGGTTTCTCGTGCTTTCTTCTTATCCCTTTTAACTTTTTGTTCTTTTTGCCAACAACGGTAGCAGAGCTTTCCTGTTGGCAATCGTTTACTACCACAAGCGCAGAGTTTAATCATATCAGTTGAGCAGATACTCGTCTTTTAGTTTTACAAGGCTCAGAAGGCCGTTTCTGTGGCTTTAAAGGGCATACAGGGTCATTTGGTAAGGCCATACCTCCCACTAGGGGACAACAAGGGACGTTACACTTTGTCCAATGGGGACACTCACGCAGATTTTTTGTGTCTTTATCCATAGATTTAACCAAATAGGATATATAGCTTAGCAAGGAACCCTATCTTTTGCTGTTTATAAAACTGCTTCATTGTTTCTATGAGAACTCCAATGTGCATTTTACAGTCAACTGACGATCCCTTTCCGCTATTGATTAAGAGAAGATACTGGTATTCTCTTGCTTTGAGATGATCCGTAAGGGAGGTAGAGAGGTCTATGAGTTTGGTTTTTTCAATTTCAAATTCTTCTTTTGTCATAAGTTTTTTTATTTAGATAAATGGAACCACGCCCCCGTTGAATCTTGCGTTAATTCATCGTTACAAAACTCACAAGAATAAGTTGATTGAAAAGTGCCACTCCACACATTTTTAATTGGAAAACCCCAGCCCAATCTATCGTGAAAAAACTTTTTGATCTTTTGTTTTATTTCCATATTTTTAATTTATTTATTCTTTTAACCCTCTTTTTTTTAATTCTTCACGGATTTCGGCTTTGGCTTGGTTGTAACCGTTAATTACTCCTTCCGCGTAATGCCTGCTCTCATTTTCCATACCGGGATATAAATTTTTCACATCCATCACATAATCAATTTTTTCTCTATCGTTGCCCATCGCCTCTCTCGCCAGTTCGGTATATTGGGAAAGAAAGAAATCAAATATTGATATAGTCCCGAATTTTGGATCGTCACGCAATAACTTTTTAAAATTTTCTTTTATACTATTGATATCTTTAATTTTATTTTTTTCCATATTTATTTTAAATTATCTATGGCTTCATCAAGACCCTTTAAAGTTAAAAACGAATAAGTTTCGCTATCCTTAACAATTTTCCTCCCCGCAATTAACCCTTTCCGTTCGCCCCGCTTCTCGGCCTTGACGATTAAAGAAGCAATAAAATCCATTTCACTTTTAGAATCTCTGCCTGGGGTTGTAAAACTAATCCACTCCTCCCTCCACTCCTCATTGTTGTTTTGGCTGGGCATAGGTTTTAAAATTAAATTTCAATTTTAACAATTTTTTTTATCAATTTATATTTAATTCCATACTTTGAACGCTCATTTCTGTATTTGTGCAACCAAGTTTCAGCGTCTAATCTTTTTAAAAATGATTTTGCAATTTTTCCATTTTTGGGATTTATTATTAAAAAGATTTTAATTTTTTCCTCAATTTTATTTTTGTTTTCCATTTTTTTTTAGTTAGCTGATTGAAGGAGGCGTAGTCTATCTTCTAACCTTCGCAGGTTCGTAGGGTTTTATTGTCGCTACTTTCGTATCGCAGATTATCCCTTGATTAAGAAAGGTTATCCACCGCTCTCTGCATACGCACATTCCGTGAGGCGGCTATTAGCTCCTTCAATCAACTAACTAATTTAATTTTAAGAAAGCGTTTCTGGCTTCATGTTAGGCCCTTGATAAGAGGCAGAGCCACAGACTCTCGACTGATGTATCTTAAGAATGGATTATCAGTTCCATCCCGCAGTAACATTTTTTACGTTACCCTCAGCTTTCTTGTCGAGAAGGATGGACTCGAACCATCAACCGTCCCCATATCAGGGGGATGCACAACCGATTGTGCTACTTCTCGCGCAGGGTTGGGGGAGTTGCACCCCCATTCCGACTCTCCGCTAACCAATACTTAGTCGGGTGTTTACTCTTTGCCTTGTATACGGCCGGTTATCCACACTAAACCCCGATTTTCTTTAAACTCTTTAACTTTTCGTTAAATTTGATAGCTAACTCACAGTCTTCTTTCCATCTATTTTCATCTGGGGTATAAGGCCAGAGCTTCATAGGATAGGGAAACTCCCCTAAATAAACAGGAAGGCCAGTGAAACGATGGTAAACCTCACACTGGTCTTTGTATCTTTCAGGCAATTCAGTTAAGGGTTCTCTGGGAAACTTGGTTTCAATTACCATCTTATCAGGGAATAAGAAATCCATTTCAAAAGAGATCAGTAAGTCATCGGTTATCTTTAGCTCTCCTTTCTGGTGATGTTTAAGGGGGCTTTTGAGTTCGGTAAAGACTTTAAGTAAGAAATCCTCCATTGCGATACCCTTAGTTATCAAGTGCAAGGCCACATCGTCTTCAATGGGTTTTCTGGTAAAGAAGTCTTTAGGTTTGAGATAGCCCTTCTTAATCTTATATAAATCAGTTGCGTATATCCTGCCGATTTGCCTTGTATGGCCTGTATCTCTGTTGATATAAGCGGAAACGCATTGATTTATGTTCATACAGGAATATCTATATCATCGGGGTTTCCAGCAACCTTTTGTTTTTCAATTAAATTTTCTTCAACTGCATCAGCGCACATCTGCTTGGCTAGTTTGTATAGCTCGTAGGCTTGGGTTTTCATTATTGAAATATCTGGGGTTTTTCCAGAAGCTACTATCTCTGCCGAAGCTATTTGAGCATAGGCTTGCATTAAGCTGCCAAAGGCAAATGTCCATCCTTCTTTTTTAAATTTCAAATCCCAAATATCAGGATTAAGGTTCATATGTTTATTTTTTATTAGGTTTATGTGTTTGTAACCACTTCTCTACTAGCAAGATGTGTCTGCAAGGTATGTGCGTAAAGATAAACTTCTCGCAATCGCATTGAATTGAACCATCTACATAGGCAGTTACGATGTGGAGCAATCCCGGCCTTGATTTACTTTTAACCTTTATCTGAAAGTCAACCTTACCCTCCATTAGTTTTTGGTAAGTCTTTTGCTTTTCTTTGACAAATTCAGATAAAGGTTTAAGTGCCATAGAGTTAAAAAGGAATATTCTCTGGGTCTATTCCATCAGGTTCTTCCTCAATCACAGGGATTTCTTCTTCTATTTGTCTTTCAGGCATACCCGGATTGTAAGGTGAGGAAAGAGATGAAGAAGTAACCCCCATGTTCTCCACTTTCCACTTGGTATCAAATCCCTTGCCAGTCCTAGTGAGTTTAATGGTCTGTCCTTGCTTGATAGGAGCCATCTGCTTAGCAAGTCCGGCAGAAGCACTGTCTAGGTTGCGTACAACGTTGTCCTTGAGGTCTTCAATGAGGTAGCGGGCGTATTCTACCAAATCCCCGTTGTTGTCCTTGTTGAAGTAGGTATAGCCCCTGTAAATGCCAGAGTAGGGCTTGCCGTCTTCCATAGAAACCCACTTGGATTTAGCTTGTGCAAATTCAGATAAAGATTTCATGTGTTTTATTTATTTTTAGTACCTACGCAAGCCACAATACTGAAAGCGAGTAAATATAGTGTATCGAGAACTCCCCAGCCTATTGCCGATTGAGGATCATCGTTTATAAAGGCGCAGAGGCAAAGAAAACCAAAGACTGAAAATACAATACCTACGATTGACATAATTCTTGTTGCTGTCATATTTTTATTTTGTTATAAAGTTATTTTCTAATGCTACTTTGTGAACTTGAGAGATTGCTTCCCAAATTATAGGGAAATGAATAGAGAAATCTCTTTTGAAGGCTCTCTCTTGGTTTCTCCTGTCGAGATGGAGAAGTTTTGCAGTTTGCTCACTGGTAAAGCCACAACTCCTTAATGCTGTTATGGCTTTACCCAGCAATGTATCTTTTGGCCTTCCCGGTGGTCTGCGCCTTGGTTTTATTGTTTCAAGCATTTTATTAAGGCTTCCACTTCTTCGGGGGTAAGCTCATGGTTAATTATTTCGGCAATATCTTCCAATGAAACCCCCGGTTCTCGGCGTGTTTGCCAAAGAGTATAAGCCAAATCCTTTCTAAGATTTACAGAGTCAATCGAGAAATCGTTAAACTTCTTGTAAATATCAATATGCTTTAATTCTTCAGGGGTTATCATAGGGTTATTTTTTTAACTGTTTTCCAATTTTTGATGGAGCAAGTTCTGTGGTAATGCTACCAGAATGGTCTGGTATAGCGGTTTTATCTCCTTCTGTGGTTGCTTCGGTTGAAGCATTTTCAATGGATTTGATTCTTGCGTTCATTTCGGCGAGTTTTTGACCGATCTCAATGTTCTCTTGTTTGAGTTCGTCAGATAAGGTAATCATCTTGACGGCTGCCTTTTCCGCCCACTTCTTTAAATCTATTTGCAATTCGTTTATTCTTTCTTCATAATATCTTTTGTCTGCGCTCATTTGGTTCACTTGTTTTTACGGTTAAGTGTTTTCCTCCGACACTCAACCTTATACAAGTGTATTTAATTAGATAATTTAATCTTACAAAATTAAATTCATTGTGTCAATACTACCATTTAGCGAGAAAATCATAGTGCTGTCTGGCAATAATGGTTTCTCCCAGTTCTTCGTTAAGTTTGGCGATGGTTTTTAATATTCTGTTCTTTGAAATCTTTTCTTTATCCACTTCTTCGTAAATATACTCCTCTGGTCTTCTCTTCCAATGGCTATTAGCTTCAATCCACCTAATATCCACTTTAAGGATACAGCTAGGGTTCTCGCAAAGGAGAATTGAGTCGTAGGTAAAGACTTTTTCCCCGTCTTCGTTGGTTATCTGTCGGAATAGTTGAGTTAGTGGTTGTCTGCACTCTTTATTGGTACAATTAGTATTAACTATTTTAACGTCTGATTCCCTTAGAAGGCTGGTGTTTTTGATTATGGACATTAATTAGAGTGTCCTGTTTTGCGTTTTTCACGCTCGCAGAAGCAGAGTATTATCCTCTCCAAGTTAATTTACAGTTGGTACATTTCCAAACTTCGTATGACCAATGGAACAAAGATTTGTAACAATAAGGGCAAAATCCTAACCAAAGTATTGTTTTTTGCAGAATATTCATTATTTTTTAATTTTTACGGTTGGTTTGGCTTCTATCATAGGTTTAAATCTTTTATGGCTTGGTCGATATAATAGCTTGCAGTTCTTCTAAAATCTCCGATAGTTACCATTGTCTTAGCCTCTGGTTTATCGTAAACACTTAACAAAATCTTATCTGCTTTCTCCAACCCTTCCCGTTCTCCCTGATTGCGGGCTTCTTTGCGGACTTGAAAAACAAATTCTTTAAAATCTTCTAATGACCCTCTCCACTCCTCATTGTTATTTTGACTTGGCAACGCCGGTTGTTGGTTTGGCTCAATGTATGAGAATTGATCGCCTAATTTTTCTTTCCACTCTATTTTTTTCATACTTTGAGATTATTTCTTTTAAAGTTTTAATATCGTACCCATTCCCGAAAGTGTTTGCGTCCAATTCCAATTTCACAATATCGATACCCTCCTTAACTAAGTTAGCCGAATAAATATCTAATTCCCCGTGATTCCATTTGTTGCATCTTGTGCATTGAATCCGCAAATTCCTATCAAGATCGAAGTCTAATTGATCATGCCGGAAATGGCCTAACTGCGCTTCTTGCCACGGGATTTTTTCTTCTTTGTGTTCTTCATCAAACGTGTAACATCGCACCATCCCGTTCTCATCCGCCGCCGCCATTCTTACCGCCCGACTTTGTAGCTTCCAGGCCTTTCTCATCAGCTCTCGCTTGCCTTCAATGCTTTGCTCGTGTCGGACTTTTGCCTTGGTCTTACTCACCGCTTGCTTTGCCAGTTTATCTTCTCGCTTTTTTCTTTGCTCATACAAATAATGAAAGTAACAAATCCGGCGGTTAGGTAGTGCTTTCTTGCAACAATCATCGTACTTACAGATTTTTTGTTTTAGGATTAACATTTTGTTTCTAATAAAATATCGCTTTCAACTTCATTTCCCCACACGTCCCAACCCTCGGTCTTTTGGCGGGCGAATAATTCAATTCGGGGAAGATCGCCCATAAGTTTAATAATTTTATCTCTTGCCTCTTGCGGTTTTTCGCTGTGCCGAGTTAATGGTTGTTGGATAATTTGGAACACACTTGCCGAAATTCTTTTTGGTTTTCCTTTTGTGGCTATTAAACATGGTTCAGTATTACCTCGTGTCCATCTTCCTAATCCATAAAAAGGTTTTCCGTTTTTCTTGTTTAATTTTATCCATTGAAAAGCAATACTTTTGTATTGAAATCCCCACGCTTTAATTACTTTCAACGCCTCGCTAAGCATCGGATAAGTCGCCCAAAGAAATAAAACACAATCTTTATCCGCTACATCCCCCACAAGAATTTTACATATATCGTCAATTTTCATCCCCTTGTAGTGGTTTGCCATCGTTCCTTGGCACCCTTGATCGGAATAATTCCACGGCGGGTCGGCATAGATTATCTGATACTTCTTACCTTCCATATTTTTAATTTATTTATTCTTTACCTAAATTTTTAAGCTTTAATGCCGCCAAACAAATATTCTCACACTTATCAGGATAATTTTTACACCCCACACAACATTTTCTTTTTGGAAAAGTCTTGCAAATATTTATACAGAGATAATGAGTATCGGAAAACTTTTTATTATATTTACAATTTTTCATACTTTTGCCCTACAAGGGCTTTTTATAAATCCGCGACTCGATAACCTTTCCAATACCAGTAACCGTTTTTTAATTCTGCGTACTTTAAAACTTTCTCCCAACCATTCTTGAAGTGTCCCCAATTTCTCAAACTGTAAATTGTATGCGCTAACTCAAACTCTTTTTTTAGCCTCTGGGATGTTTTTTTGCTTTCTTTGCCTTGTAGTTGGAAACAGCACGAATAAATGGAAATAAATCTTCGGGGTTCCAATCATCTTTTGCGGAATAAACATCGTCGGTCTCTTGGCAGTAGGTTTCGGGAAGCTGTTGCCAAAACTTAACTGAGGCTTCTTTCTTATTGCGTGCCATTATTTGCGCTTCATAATCGGGTAAGACGTTGTCTCCTGATTGGTTTTTAATAATTATTTGATAGTAGTTCATATTTTTATTAAAGGAAGAGGGTAGAAAAGTCCTACCCTCACCGTTACTACAAGCCGCTAATCTGTACTCCCACGCTCACAGGGTAGGACTTCTCCACCTTGTAAACTATGATTGAGTTGGTGTCTAAGTCAATCTCGTTGGCTTTTTCTACTAATTCGTTGATTCGAGCTTTTACTCCTTCAAGAGAATTGAACTCTTCGATAGGATCGTGATTGGTGTCGTACTTTAAGATGTATTTCACTTCAAAGTCATCTTCCTCGTCAAGAATTTCAATCCAGCCCTTGCTGGCAAACCTGATAAGGGAGCTGAACGAATACCCACGGCTCAAAGGAGACACTTTGCCTACTGTACCCTCTTCGATATCAGAAAAGACAAAGAAACACGTTTGACGAACTTCACCTACAACACCCTCAAAGGGTTCCGTGGTGTGAGAACCATCGCCATTGGTTCTTACTTTCATACCTACCTTGATTTGTCCGGCAGCTTCTTGCAGTTTGATGCGATTTGTTTCTTGAATTGTTTGGTTTCTTTTTGATGTAATCATGTTGTTTGTTTAAGTTATAACTTTAACTGACAATCAATAATAGCAAGCCGACCATTGCTTTTATTTTTAATAGGAATACTTGTAAATGCCTTTTTGCACTTTCAATAAAGTAAATCTCTTTTCTTTCTCTGGTGCGGTTATCGCCCATCCAAAAAGGTTAAGAGTTTTCTTTAACATTGGCTCGTAACTGAAAGTGATCGTAAAGGTCTTATAATCAGTTACCATCCAATATTCGGTGGTTGAAAAGTGCCAAACTTCTTTCTTTTTAACGTCTATTAGCACAGCTTTTCCGTTAAACTCTCCCCGTGAAGAACATTTTTCTTCCAATAACTCTTGGGTAATATTTTTGGGTAGGTCTAACAGAAATTCAAGGGTATCGCTCGGATTTTGTTTAGGGTCTTGTTTAAACTTATCTTTGTTTTTCTTTTTTGGTTTATCGGCGGGTGCGTTAATTTGCGGGTCATCTCCTACTAAAATTGCTTCTTCTTCCGCTTCTTCTGCTTCCAATAGGTCGTTTACTGCTTTTTCTTGTTCTTCGGGGGTCATATCCCCTGCGCCTAAGAGATTGAGCTGTTCATCTATTTTTCTTTCTTTTTCTTCCGCTTCCTTTTCTTCCTGTTTTTCCCGGTCTCTTTTTGAAAATCCATCCTTATCAAGCCATTCGTTTTTGTGCTTATCCCATCTTGTGTAAGGATCAAAGTCTGTATGCCCGCATCCATAAAATCTTTCAAATTGGCTCATAACTCCATTGTGCGCCATATATAAGTTATCTTTATTGAAGAAATGGACGTTATAAAGACTTTTATCACCTTTGGTTCCAAACCGTGTATGAATACCAATAAATTTACTTTTATCAATCTCGCTGAAAGCAGCTTTCAATACTCTTTGGTAATTGTCGAGACTTCTTTCAACTCTGTACTTATCATCGTAGTTTATCGCCATTGTCCCAACTCCATCGGGTTCTTCACAAAGAGTATCAACTTGGCTCAATAATATTTCTTTGATTAATTCATTGTTCGCTTCTTGGGTTTTCTGGAGGGTCAAAAGTTTACAGATTGTATTTACGAATTGTTTTATGGCAATCTCTGCAAAGAGTAATACCATTTGTAATCTCGTATCTTAGTTCAGGGTATTTAGCCCAGCTTTTTATATGGTGTGCTTGCAAGTAACATTTGACAACGCCACACTTCTGACAAGCATAGTTATCTCGTTTAAAGACGCTTGTTCTCCATTCTCTATATTCTAATCCTTGGGGATGGTGATACCTTTTTGTTCCCCAGATTATATTTCCATTTCCTCCTTTAGCGATGCTCATTTTGATTCTTGATTTCATTGACAACTTCCATCCAGCTTTTCTTTTTCCTGATTTCCATTCTTGTATTAATCTTTTTTTTGCCTTTTCTTTCCATTCTTTGCTGTGTATTGCTCCTAAAGAATATTTGTTTCCTTTCATTCTTTCTCTTAATTTTTGCTTCCACTCATCAGTATGCTTGTAGGTGCGTTTGTAAATACCTTTTGGCATATATAATCAAAGCCCCACTTTCCTTGGCGGGTTAGTGGGGCAAAATTAGTATAGCATATTTACCCGCCAAGGATAATTTGATTATACTGTATTTATTTTAAAATGTCAACTTACACATTTTCTTGTATTAGATTAATGGTGTCTATTATATTTCGGTTTCGACTTTTCTTCATTATTATTGAGTCTGTGATCTCAAGCGGTGGAATAACAATATCTTCAAGGTTGATAACGTACTCTCTGTTCAGTATCCCTTCATTGTTTGCCTTATCAATAAATTCATTGATTGTATTTACTGAAAAGTCAAAATAATCTTTCATCTTCTTGGGTTCATCGGCGGGGAAAGCTCTTAGTTCGATTGTACCGTGTTCCCTTAGGGCAACCATTGTGTTGAGGTAATGGTAACGATTAGAGTGTAATCTCCCCCAAGCCGTTGAGCCGATGTTCTTTTCAAGTAAAGGATTAAAACTACAATAGGAGATTCCTTTTCTCAATTCGTACACTTTGGGATATTTGGTGATTATCTGTTCTTTGAGATAATCGGCAAAAGCGAGACTCAAGAGTTCCGGCGGTTCTTTGGGTGTGAAGCTGAAATGAATATGAAACCCGCATGATCTGTTCCAATGATAAGCCTTTCCGTCTTGGAAGCTTGAATGTAGATAGGCAAAAAGGTCTTTAATCTTTTCCAACCCTTCTTGGTTGTAAGGGATAGGCCAGGTTACTCCTTCACGAGTATCAAGGTTTTCACAGGATAAGCCTTCACGGGTTCTTAATTCGTAACAATGCTCCACACTTCCGTCATCGTGCCATTGTATTTCATATCTTGAGGTTAGCTCGCTTTGAAGATTCGGAGACCATTCTCCCTCTATTTCAAGGCCAATAGCTTTAATTTTGGATTCCATATCATTTCGTAATTAAAAGTTAATCGTAATGTTGCAGTTGATTTTGAAGTCTTGCAGATAATTTTGAAAATACTCTTTTAAAAACTGTCTGGTATTTTCAATATTTGTCGCAAGTTCGGCGTGGCTGGTGGTGTTTTTAATTTTAATTCTGCCTTTTCCCCCCACGGTACGGATAAAAGCGATATTGAATAATTCATCAGTAAATAGGGCGTGGCCATAATCATCTCTTAACTGATATTTACTCAAAAGGCATTTATATTCGTAGCTGTCGGTGATGTCGGGAATAAAATAAAATTTAAGTCCTTCCCATGCTTCACTTTCTTTAATTTGAGGTTCGTGGATTTTCCACAACTCTTCAATCTCTGGCGCAAACTCAAACGAAAGATAAGTTTGCCCTTTGGAGCGTTCGATACTAATACTTATTTGTTTTTTTGTTTCAGTTTCCATAATTTTTTTCCATTTTTTAATTATTTTTGGATTTATTTTTGACTTAAAGTCTACAGAAAGATTAATGAGATTATCTTTTGGCGTGGAGCTTGTGCATCCGTCTTTCCATTCTATTTGGATAGAGTACTGTCCATTTGGATACTCTATGTTTCTAATTGTCGCTATCTGGTCTTTGTGGTCTTTCCAATCGTTCCATCTTTCGTAACTTTTAAGTTTTACTTTATCTCCTACCTTAAATAGTTCAATGGGTTTTTTGGTTTCTGTACGGCTTTCCATTTTTTTAATATTACGCTGTCGCCTTCTTTAAATTTTATATTTTTCATTTTTTTAAATTTATTGAGAACAGTTCGTAATAAGTTCATAGAGATACCCCCTGTAAGGCTTTTAAATGCCCTACAGAGGGGTTTACGATAGCAACCTGACTCGTTTATTAACTATTGAGTTATTGTGTCCTATAACTCAATATAATGGATTTGGTGGTGTTTTCCGCTTGCCAGTCTTGCAAATAATCAAGCCGTAGCTGAATTACCGTCAAGATTTGGTCATTTACCTTGCAATAGTCTTGAGACAAGCTATTGATTTTAGTAAATGGCGGTGTCGTTTCTCTGATGTTTTGAGTTTAGCACACTTCTTTTTTTGTGTCAATACTATGGCAAGGTATCAATGTGTTTTGGCGTAACCGTTATTTGTATTTTGTCCTTTTCTTCTTTGTAGCCTGTAATAATCAAGCCGTCGCCTTCGATTCGCCGCGTCTCGAATATCCGGCGCAGTTCAATTTCGGGCCTAGATGCAATCTTATAGTCAACCCATAGCTCAATTACTACCCGTTTTAGGTATGTTTCCTTGTTCTCTGGGATTATTGTTTTCATGTTTTTTCAACCTTAATTGTTTGGTTTGTCTCCATTTTTGCATTTGTAGGCGGTGCTTTTCTTTATTATAGTACCGCTTCCAGTCTCGACCTTTTCGCATTTCTGTTATTCTTTGGGGATCAATCACAAATTGGATAGTTCGGCGGCATACTTGCGGATACAGTCGGGTAATTCCCCTGATTGTGTGGCCTTCTGCAAACAGTTTTTTGATCTGTATTTTATCCTGTTCGGTTAGTTTGCGCCGTCTGTCCAATTCGGGCGGCAGTTTGATTTTGTGATGTTCAAAAGCATATGGCATATAGTTAATTATTATTCCCAGCTTCCCCTTATCGGCTTGATTCCCAATTTTTTGTCAATTAAAATTCCGATTTCTTTGGTCAACTCAATAACTTTAAAAAAATCATTTTCGCAATTTTTATCCATCATTCTGTCGCCGTGGCCTAAACTTAACGCTAACTCTTGTAGCTCTTTTGCTTTTTTGCCAATTTGGGTGTTTTTGAACTGTTTAGGTATTTTTAGTTCAAAAAGATGGTCACTTGCTCCATTAAACCATAAAGAGTAATCTTTATCATATTTTTGGTTTTCAAAATGTTTTGCAAACAAAATCAAGCTATAAACAAACCCTTTTCCATATTCCGATGTTTTTGTATTTTCCATATTTTTTTTAATTAAAATCTGCCGCCTATACTTAAATACTTAAAAATCAAATCAACCAAATACCAAACTATTACCGTTACCACGGTTCCCGTGATGTACCCGTGGGAATAGCTAACCCGTTTTTGCTGTTCTGCTTTTTCGTTATTAATGTTTATTGTTTCCATTTTGTTGGTCGGAGTTTGGGTGGTCTATTTCCCATTCGATTTTTTCTTGAAATTCTCTTAAATTACGAATAGGATTAAACCAAAACCAATTCCAAAATTTTTTAATTAATATACTTATTTCCATAGCTTTAAAGAGTTTTTAAGTAGTTTTCAACCTCAACAATATCTCGATACAATACCGCCAAATTAAAAACTTCCTGTTGGTCTTTTCTTTTCTTTTCATTCAGTTTTTGCGCTTGTAGCCTTGCGTAGGCTGTTAATGCTTTTATGGCTTCAAGTGTTGTTTGATTCATAGTTTTTAAATTATTTCGCATTTATCAGTGAGTAGCCAACTACTTCCGATGCTTCGGCTAGTCAACATAATCATAAAGCAAGGCTTCCAGCCCGTTGTAACGCCAACCGTGCCGCTTTTAATCTCGCCACACTCAAACTTAATCTTGATCCGTCTTTGACTTTCAAAAGCCTCCATGAACTTTTGAGATAAATTACGGTTATCAAAATTCGGGTATTGTGTGCGCTTTCTGTCCATAAAATTAAGTATTGTTTCCATATTTTTTTTAGTTATTGTGTAACTTGGTATAAATAGCTTCGATTACGTTATCTATTGAGATGCTTTGGCCTGTAGTACAACGACCCCACCACGTGCCATAATCATTTTCCAGTATCGGTTCCCCTTGCTCCAGTAACTGATCTTTCATCCACTCGCCAACAGTCCACCACTCAAAAATATCTTGATAGCCGTCGTTAATATCACCATCGTTAATTTGCCTGTCGGTATATCCTTCATCTAGCAACTGTTCCCGTGTTTTGGCGTAGTTTATAATGTCGTCATCGCCAAACCCTTCAACAACGCCATCCTGACCTTTGTTTAATAACATATCGACCAAACTTGATTGGCAAATGCCAATTTCCCGGCTTGTAAACTCTTCCAATTCCCTTTGTGTTGGTTTTGTGTTCATATTTTTTGAATAATTTGTTTTATTTTTTCGACTACTTCAATTTTTCCTGATCCCCATGTAATACTACTATTTTTTGTTATCTTTTCTTTGCTTTAATAACCCCGGCTTCGATTAATGCGGTTGCTGTCCGGCCATACCAGCCTTGCAAGTGCCAACATACCCCGGTATTTACAAGATATTGCCATGCTTTGATCTGTTCGGCTTTTGTGTGCGGTACTTCATCAAAACCTTCAACAATACTGCACGCTGTGTAACTGTCCATATTTTTACTAAACCATTTATATATTTTTATTGGTTTAGCGGTTAAGTTCTCATTTTTCCCCCTCAAAGCTTTAAAGGGGGAAATATCAAAACTTAATTTATGAACTGTATTTTTTCGGTGGTTTCAATCATTCCTATGGCTTGTTGCTTCAATTCGTTTGCCAGCGCCTTACAAGTTTCAATTAATCCGGCTTTGTTGTCCGTTTCAATCTCGACCAATAGCGTGCGCTCGGCTTGCCCTTGCCAATATCCTTTGACCTCGTAAGCCGTGAAGCCTTGGAACAATCTAGAGATGATGCCGTTTGCTTTCTTAACCTCTAATTCGTGCGTCTCGTTGTTTGATCCTATATATAATTTAGTTATCACTTTTTTCGCTGGTTTTTGGCCTAGCGTGTTATATACTCTTATAATAGGAGTATAGCAGTCCTGCATTGTGTGTCAATACCCACTTATACACAACCTGTTATACTCTTATCTTATAGCTTTACTATACTCCATTACAAGCTAACTTGTCAAATAATGTCCCAGGATTAGTTAAAACAAAATAGCCGACCTGATAGCCAGCTATGTGTCATAACTCTTGTCTCAATCAATCGTGGTGCCTCGTTTTTAAGCTCAACAACCCAAAACAAGGAAAAACAAGCCAACAAGCCGGGAAACAAGGCAAGCGCAGCGGATCAATCAAACTTTTTGACGCTTTACAATAAGCTCATTAATACACGAGTGAAATAAAACAAGTCCGGGAATTGTAGATATATTATATCTATCAGTCAATGAATGAATGGTCATTACCCCTCATTGATAACTATTAAACTGAGACAAACTAAACCACAACACAGTTAAAGAGATAGTCAATGATTATAGATTGTGAGGCCGTTTCCCCTTTAGTCTTAGAGTTACAGTGTTAAGGTTAAGAATAAAAAGAAAAGTTTAGTCATTGGTAAAATATATATATTCTCCCTCAATTCATTGCCCTCAATCTATTGACATTACAATATTATATCATTACAATATAGAGGCTTTGGTGTTTTCTTTTGTAACAATAATTAAAATATATAATAACTATAGAATATAGTATGTCAATAGGAGTTTGAGCTTAAATAGAGGGAGATATCTTTGGGGTTTTGGTATGTGTGGGTCGGTGTACTCCCCCGATTGCATACGATAAATTCAACCTGTTTGACATAAAACCCATAGTGTGATATAATGTAAATAGAGTAAAGAAGAGTCTAAGTTTTAAGGTGTATGCTATACACTTATGTGATGGTAATAGCCTTCTCTAAGACTCCGAAAACTCATTTAATATGAAAGTTAAAGAGTAACCTTACCCATAAGGGCTAATTTAGTTTAATTTAATCATACAAAATGCCCAAGAAATTTAAAGATAAGGTTGCAAGGGCTGGTTTAATAATGAATACTCTTGCAGGTGCGGAGATAGTAGAGATATTGGAACCACTGGTAGAGGAACCTAAGGAACCTAAGGAACCTAAAAAATATAAATGCGAAGGAAGCGACCCTGAGGAGAAGATATTGGATGTTACTAAAAACCGAGGGAATCCTTGGTTGGGTAACTGGACTCAGAAGGTAAAGTATCCTTGGAAAGCTAATGAGGATGAAATTAAGAAACTTCTTTACTGGCTGAATTTGGCTTTTGAGAGAAATATTAAGTACCCTTACCACTATGCGTTTCAAGAGAGTGGAATGATGGATAAGGTAGGTCTTAGAAAGTTTGAACAGGAAGACCCTAAAAAATTTAATTACAAGTGTTGGAGTAAGATGAAGTACCTTATGATTGGTCTTACTTGGCATCCGGCTTTACTTACTGAGGAGTTAAAGGAATTGATTGAAGCTAACCCTGACCTTAAGAGATTGATCCAGACCAAGGAGTATAAGTTGGTTAAAAGCGGAAATGAAGGTGTGATTGTTAAGGTGGATGATAAAAACATCACTCCTTTAGTACAGGAGCAAGCAGTAAAGGACAACATAATGGAGGGAATGATGGATAAGTTGGAACTGATGATCCAGTCCATGACTCCTAAGAAGATTGAGAAAGCTAACCTAGGAGTCCTTACTAAGAGCTTTGAGAATATAATGAAGGGATACCTGATGTTTAAGGATGAAGTAGGGCCGAAGAACATGACTCAGATTAATATTCAGACGTTAAATCTTCAGCAGAAAAGAGAGTTGAGTTTAAAGTTGGGTAAAAATAAACGAGAGTAATAAGAGTAATGAGAATAATAACTGCTTTGATGTGAACGGAGCTAAAAAATATATGACAATAGATTCGATTATATCGTTTCTAGACAACAAGAAGACTACTATCTGGGCTGTATTGAACGCGGTGCTTGTGTGGGCCTTGGGACGAGGTTACGTTGCTCAGGACACGGCCCAGTTAATTGCTTATATCGGAGTAATTCTTGGATTGGCTGCTAATGTAGTTACTACTCAATACAATAACAATAAGAAGACAGTTGATGCCTATGTGGTTCAAAGCCAAATAGCGGCGGCAGTTGCGGATACAAAAGCAAGTTGCGCCGTACAACAGGAAGTGCAAGGAGTAGAGAACGTAGAAAACTTGTAGTTTCTTTTATTCTTAGCCTGATTAGCTAGGGAGTGCCTTAGTAAAAGGTATGCGGGAGAGCGTAAGCCCTGCGTAATCTAGTATGAAATACAAACATCTTAAACCTAAAAGAAGAAAGGAAGAACGCAAATTACGGATGGTTCCTTGGGGTAAACATAATAAGAACGATCTCTATCTATTCAAAACGAAACATGAATCTTCCAAAATTGGAGCAATATTTGAACTCGAAGGAATATGAAGAGAGACTCACCAGTCGTCTTGAGATAAATAAACTGGCTCAGGACAACTATTTTAAAAGACAGCAAGTGATAGCTAACTGTATTAATGATCCCAAGTACTTTATAAATAACTTCTGCTGGTTAAATGAACCACGAAATATCGGTAATGCTGATTTGGAGTTCTTTTTATTTCCTTACCAGGATACCGTGATTGATGATTTATACCAAGCCGAGACTCTAGGAGAGGACAGATTATTTGAAAAGAGCAGAGACCTAGGATTTACTTGGATGATGACTGCTTATTACTTGTGGAGATGGAAGTTCTCTAGAGGTTGGATTGGCCTTTTTGGAAGCAGGAAGCAAGAAGAAGTTGATAATAAGTGTTATTCCGATGATACTGAAGTTCTTACCAAGGAGGGTTGGAAGTTTTTTAAGGATGTAGATATCGAAAAGGACTTCTTTGCCACTAGGAGTAATAAAAAGGAATTTCAATGGCAGAAAGCTTTTTATAAACACCATAGTTATTACGAAGGTGATTTTTACCATATTCATTCAAGAACTCTTGATATATTAGTCAGCCCAAACCACAGGGTTCTTTATCGAAATAATCCTTGGGGAATGATACGAGGTATGTATAAAAGCAATGAGAATATATCAAGAGCTGAAGACCTTTATAAGCGTGGTGATTCTTTAATCACTATACCTGCAACTTCGTCTTGGAAAGGAAAAAAAATAAATGAATTTAAACTTGATTGGAAAAAAAGCGTACATAGGGAATACAAAAAAAGTGAGTATGATACTAAAGAGTTCGGTGGTATTACTATGTCAGGAGATGACTATTGTGCTTTTATGGGAATGTGGCTTGCCGAAGGATGTGTTGTCAGAAACAGTGGAAACACGGTAATGGTTTCTCAGTTACAAAAAAGTAAGGGGTTTGTTGAATTTAAGGATTTACTTATAAGGGTTTTCGGAGAAGAACCTTGTTATAATGGAACGAGTTGGCAGATAGGTAGAAAGTCGTTATTCCGTTATTTATTTCAATTTGGTAAGGCTCCTGATAAGTTTATCCCTGAAGATATAATGAATTCAACCAAAGAACAGTTGGGTATCTTTCTTCACTACTATATGTTGGGAGATGGTTGTTTTTCAGCACAACCGACTATGGGTACTGTCAGTAGGAAAATGGCAGATCAGTTACAGGAAGTTATTCAGAAACTTGGATATTCAGCGATGGTGCAAACAGAGATATGTAAAAAGGACAGGAGGATAGCAGGACATTTGGTCAAAAAAGAAAATACACTTCCTTTTTATAGGTTGAACATAAGAACTTCAGAGTACCAAACAATAAATATAAACAAGACTCAATACAAAGGAGATATATGGTGCGTGTCAGTCCCGAATGAAATATTATATGTTAGGAGAAATGGTAAACCTTCTTGGTGCGGCAATACGATTAGTTCCTTCTTTGGAAAATTAAGGTTCATGTTCTACAGATTGCCTGATTGGATGATACCCAAGAACTTTAAGAAGAAGATGTACGATAATGAAAATAAACTCTTCAATCCTGAAATTAACTCTCTTATTCAAGGAGAATCAAGCAATCCTAACTTTGGAAGGGACAGGCGTTCAAGTATCACCGTCATTGATGAACTCTTCTTACATGAGTACGCTCAGGATATGTGGCGGAATGTCGCTGAAACAAGCAAGTGCAGAATCGGAGTTAGCACGCCAAAACCTACCAGATTTGCTAAAACTCTTAAAGAAGCAATGGGGACTAACGGTTGGCTTAGAAGCTATCATTGGTCAAAACATCCTTTCAAAGACCAAGAATGGTATGAAGAAGAAAAGAAAAGATACTTAGGCGATGAGATGGGGCTGAGGATGGAGTTGGAACTGGAGTACCTTACAAACCCCGATACCTTAGTTTACCCTCAGGCAGAGTTGATTAAGATTGAACACAAGGAATACCAGTTGGGTAATCCTATATATGTAAGTCTTGATTGGGGTTCTGCTCCGAGTGCTACTGTCTTTTGTTGGTGGCAGAGGCAGGATAAATGGGTTCTCTTAGAGGCCCTGCAAGTAAAAGAGAAACATATTAACTGGTATATGCCTTTTCTTTGTCCTGATGTTCCCGTAAACCTTGATTACAAGTATGATAAGTATGAACAGGAGGTCTTAGACAAAGTAAGGAAGTGGAGTAAGGCTTTTAACTTTTATGGAGAAGCTGCTCACTGGCAGAAGAATATGACTACCTCTACCAGTATCGCCCAGGAGTTAATGAAAGACCCTTATAGGGTTCAATTAAGATACAATCCTAATGCTATCGGTCATCAGGCACGGCAAGCGGCAGTTAAGGAACTCATAAGACAAGGAGTGGTGTTTAATGATACTTACTATTGTTCAGGAATCCTAGACTCAATGAGCATGGCTCACTTTCCCAAGACTCAAGGCACTAGAGAAAAAGAAGCTCCTGTCCACGATGAAACCGCTGATGCTCGTAGTGCCGTAGAAAATTTTGCAGTAAATGTTATGGGAGTCAGGACTGGTATTAAGGCAACTATTTATAATAAAAGATATGCAAACATTGGGAATACAGGAAGATAGAAGCAGGTCAGCTGATATGGTCAGGACAAGGAGGGGTTGTGATGTTGAATTAGACCTTACTTGGTCTAAGTATCTTGTTAATGAGATACAAACCCTCTCTCCATATATAGGAGCAGTCATATTTAAAGATTCAAGGCAAGTGGTTTTCTTTTACAAAAATATTATAATTTATAAGGTTCTGATGAACGAACTGAATATCCAAGACATTAAATTCAAGGAACACAAAGAAAAGGTTAGGACTATACTAAAAATGATTGATCTTAATTTTATTCCTTTAAAGGACTTGAATGAGTGCCGCAAGGGAATCAAGGGTATCAATCTTAAACTGGGAACAGTAAAATAATGCCTGAAGCACCTAAAATGTTTGGAGAAAAACAAGAGAAAGTATTTCTCGAAGAATACTATCACCCTTCCAGAGATATTCAGGAAGCAATCTTTGATACCTACGAGAAGTTGTTGCGTTGGCGTTCACTGAGAGAGCAAGGGTATAAGCAGTTTAATGGAAAGCAGTTGCAAGATTGGTTGCAAGAATCCCGTGAAAAATACTGGGGGTATCTTCCTGTCTCTTATGACTTGGATGTTCCTCAGTTTTTTGTTCCTGAAACCAGAAACCAAGTCAACTATATGTTGGCAAAGATTGCTAATCTTAGAATGAAACCTTCTTTTGAGGGAGTTGAGAACTTTGATATTATTAAAGCTACGATACTAAAAGATTTCTTTGAATACTGGAGGCGTTCGAGCAATAAAAAGATTAAGAACTTCTGGGCTTTCCTTTATACAGTAATCAATGGAACGGCGATTGAATTTGTTGGTTATAAATCCAAAAGGAACAAAGTTAAGGATATAACAATGTTTGACCCTATCTCTGGCGAGGTAGAGTGGAAAGACAGGGATGATGAATACTCAGACGCAGTGGAAGTCCTTTGCAACTTAGAAGACATTTACATTCCTAAGTTATGGGAACCTGACATTCAGGAACAGGAAGAATTGATTTGGAGAACACTGATGAAGTGGTCTGACTTTAAAAATGCTTTCTCTGGGTACGAGTTAGGAGAGTATGTAATGCCTGGTATGCAGTTTGCTGACCAGAGTATCTTCTCTCAGTTCTTGGCTTATGATGTCAAAGGTTCCGATTTCGTAGAAGTAATCCGTTACTTCAATGCTCCCAAGGACAGGTATATGATTATTGCCAATGGGGTTCTGTTGAATCCTGTGAAGCAAAAAGGAAAGAGAGATGAGATTATTTCTCCTCTTCCTTGGAATCATAAAAAACTCCCCTTTGCCAAGTCTATATTTGAGCCTCTGGATGCAAACTTCTTCTATGGGATGAGCCTACCTCAGAAGGTTAAGACTCCCCAAGAAGCATTGAACAAGATGACTGAGCTTCAGATGGAAAGAGAAATCAGAAGCGTATCAAGTCCTATTATTACTACTGATCCCGCAGTTGATTTAGGGTTGGAGTTCAAAGCAGGGCGTATCTATCAGGTAGGTGTTCCTGTTGAACAGTATAAGGAAATGAATGTCCAGCCTACGAGTCCTGCTTTCCAAGGGTTTATTGCTTCTTTAAATGGAATGATTCAGAGGGCGGGTACAGGCTCATCTTATGTTGCTCCAGGTGGCAAACAGCCTCGTAGTGCCACTGAGAAGGCTCAGGAAGCCCAGACGCAGAAAGAAGCAGTTGGGTTGCCCCAGTTGTTTTATCAAGACCTTATTGAACAAGTATCTTGGTTGGTAATTCAGAATATGATTCAGTTCTATACTGCCGAGAAGACTAATAAGATTCTGGGAGATAGGAAGTTCAAGAAGATTCTTAACATGATTAATGTCCAGTTGGCACAGGGTGGAACTGGGAACAGGTATATTCGTATTACCGACAAACCTGCCACTGGAGATGACTTGAAGAATGAAGCGTGGTATCGCTCTATGTTCTCCAAGGAGAGAGCTGAAGTGATTGAGGTTACCCCTAGGATGTTAAGACAGATGAGATTCGATATTAAGGTAGACTTTGAGAAGGAAGAAGATATTGAATCAGAGCGTGCTTTGTTCTTGGACTTTAGCAATATGCTTATCACTCAGTTTGGCCAGCCGGGACAAGATGAACAAGGACAACCTACTGCTCCTTTAATTGATAAGAAGAAGATTCTCTTCAGAATTATTGAGAAGTTTGGTGAGAATGTATCTGACTTTATACCAGATCAGTTAGAGTCCCAGTACGAGCAAGAGAGGTTCGGTATGCCAGCCCAACCTCAGCCTCAAGGTCAGCAGATGCCTCAGGTAGATAAGAATACTCAAGCCAGACTAGGTATGCAGAATGGGGCGCAAGGCCCCGCACAACAAATGAATAAACAAGTCGGTAGTTCTCCGTTGATGAACCAATCAAGGCCAGCAACGAAACAACCGATGCCAAGAATGTAATATGCCAACACCAGCTAAAAGAAGTTTTGCTCTTAATCAAAAGGATTCTGCTGAATTAAAGCAGGTGCAAAAAGAAACAGTAGATTACGCAAAGACTCGTAGAAGTGATAAGCAGGATTTAAAATCAAGGTATAAGGGAGCCAATTTTGTTTCTATTGGAAAATAATATGTCAAATATAACGAACTGGATACTAAATAGAATAGGAATCAATAAGGTTTGGGATTGGATTCTTAATCAATCTCTCTATGAGGAAGGTCTTACAATCTCTTCTCAGACTATTCGGGAAGCGTTTAATAAGGTTCCTGACCTTGCAAACTGTTATAAAGCAAGGAAGATAGGTCTTTTAAAGTCAGTAATGATAGAAGAAAAGAACTCCGAGAGACTTAAAGGACATATTGAAGAGCTTGAATTCATGCTTAGGTTTGATATTCCAATTCAAGGAGTTATGCCAAAGGTCGAAGAAGTTAAAGTAGCGGTTCCTACCAAGGCTGATTTCCTTGGTAAGTGGAGTCCAAAAGAAGATGTTGGAAAAAAGGATACAATCGAAAAGAAAAAAAAGTAGTCATCCTAAACGAAAACTGAATGATGTTAAGAAATCTATTGGAAAGTATCGAGATACGGTTGAGAAATACAATTACTATAAGATGAAGACTAATAAAGGATTTGGCGATGCCTATTAAATACACAAACAGGACAAATAGTTGATTCTGTTATATAATATATGAATAGAGTCGCCGTCTTTACGGGCGTGTTAGCAAGCCTTATTTAAGTTATCTAATAATACAAAAATACTATGGCTATCGAAGAAGAATTGGAACAGTTGAAAAAGACCAATGATGAGTTGCAGTTAAAAGCAACTGAGTTGGAAAGTATTAAGACACAAATGGCTAGTGAGCAAAAGAAAAAGGAAGCTCTTGAGCTTGAAACTAAAAGACAACAAGAACTCCTTGATAAAACTCGTGGTCAAAAGCAGACAGAACAAGAGTCTGTTGTAGGTAAACTCAGGGAAGAGAACTTGCAAAAGGCTCGTAACTTACTCATTGAAAAATTCAAATTGGAAGGTGATAGTATTAAGTTAGTAGATGACAAGTTCAAAAAGATTGACACTGGAGCTATTACTCCTGAAAACATTTACGAAGATTTAGAGGAAGCATATGTTTCCCTAAACCGTAAAAAGTTTTTAAAAGCTCAAGAAGAGATGGAGAATAGGTCACAGGCTGGAAATGATTTTGTAGCTCAACAATCTACTGACGCTTCGCTAGGAACTCAACCTTCAGCAAATGCTGAAAATATCCAAATTGATAAAGCAGATGAGTGGGTTATCCGTAATAACCCTCGTTTCCAAACTCCTGAAGGCTTACAAGCCTATAAGCGTTTGAAAGCGGCGGGAAAGATATAATATTTCCCTTAATATAAAAAATGGCAGTAAAACCTATTAGCCCTTACGGTATGGATGAAACTCGCAACTTGCTGTTGCAGGATTCTCTTACTTTTAAGGTCGGTGACTTGGTATTTGGTGCAGGTAGCGGCTCTACTCTTTATCAGACGGTAATGAGCAATGCTAATACTGGTACAGCGGGTTCGTATTATGTATATGGTATTATAACTGGATTTAGGGACAAACTTGGCAATATCTATCCTGCTACGGGACAAGACCCTACCAATACTCCTAACCAGGTTACTACTGGTGCGACGAATGTATCGACTGTTAAACTTCAGGCAGTGGTTCTTCCTATTAAAGAGAGTGAAGAATATGAAGTTGATTTGGATGATACCGCAGGGACGACCCATTATTCGGATCAGCCCTTGGTTTGGTTTACGTTTGCTGATTGCAGGACTCTTGATGAATCTACTGCCCTTGCTTGCAATGATGGTAGTTCTCCCTTGCAGTTTTTCTCTTTGGGTACTGTTAAAGACCCTTCAACAAGCACAGTTACAAAGGTCAGAGGAAAGTTTGCCAAAGCCAACATGATTGGTTTAGGTGAAGCCGTTTAAGTAAATTAAATAGGTTAATTGAAAAGATTAACTTAAAATATCGTGCCTATAACTACAAGTAATATTGATCTGTATCTCCGTGGCGTACGGGCAGACTTCGCTCTGGTAATCGACCAAGCTGAAAAACAGTTGGCCGCTTATGATTCAAATGTCTATCTGGACGTTGCAAATAAAACTGGTGCGTTGTTTGAAGAATTTAATGCAATTGGTCAGCAAAGAGTTGAGTTCAATTCAGTGACTGGTGTGAAAGAATTACAACCTACTGCTGAACTGCAACCTTTCCCCGAAGTTAGCTATGTTCCTAGCTTTATAACAGCTGTGGAACCCCAGAAGTTTACTGATCGTATTCGTGTGTCTTATGAATCGGCTGAGAGGCGTGATTCTAAGTACCAATCCGCTTTGAATGAAGCCAGTAAGTTGAATATCGCTTATGCGAATACGAAAGCTCGCCATAAGTTTGATCGTTTGAATCAGGGAACTGCTACTGTAACTGCTTCGTATCCTCAGTTGTTTGATTATAATGATTCTGTGGCTTTGTTTAGTGCTTCTCATCCTGATAAAGTAGGTTCAGTTCATTCTAATACTGTAACTGCTTCTGATATTTCTCCGACTACCATCGAAACGATGATTTTGGTGCTTCAGAATCAAGTTGATGATATTGGTGAACCGATGCCGATGGGCGGTGGTACTAACTATCTGATTGTTCCTCCGGCTAAAGTTAAGAAAGCTAAAGAGAACATTGATAGCGAGTGGCAGGTGAATAGTGCTAACAACAATATCAATGTTTGGAGAACTACCAGTTGGGTATTGGTAACTTCGCCTTTCCTTGGTACTACCAATAGCGGTTCAAATACTGCGTGGTATATTGTTGATGGTATGTTTTCTCCTTTCAAGGATGTTATGTTCAAGTCTGTCAACAACGATACTTGGGAAGACAAGAATAACAAATCCTTTGTGCATGATATTGAAATGGAACACAAGGTCGGTGCGATTGATTA